TCAACGATTACTTGTGCACCACCTGTAGTTTGACCAAATGCAGTTAATTCCATTCTAGATAGACCTAATTCTTCTTTAAGACCTTTAAATACATCAATACCTCTATCGGCTAACATATTTAATTCAACTAAACCTAACGCACCTGCTTCTGCTCTTTGGACAACCCTTATCATTGCTTCAAAAGCACCTTGTTGATCTACTGCTACGGAAGCGGCATCAGCAAATGTCTGCATCATTCTTGTAGTTGGTTCTATACCAACTGAACCTAAACCAATAAATGCTTTAGTAACTGTATCTATTTGGAAAGGTGTTGTTTGGGAAAATCTTAGAATTCTATCAAATTGTTTATCACCTGCTTCTACTGAACCAAAAACTGTATCAAGAGAATCTTTTAAATCCTCAAATTCCATTCCTGACCTAGCGGCAAATGTACCTAATTCTTTTATGCCAAGTAAAACAGCACCTATCGCCGCCGGTCCGGCAAGTTTTTTCAGGCTTCCTGCCAAAGCACCTGATGCACCACCTACTGCACCAAAAGCCGCACCACCTACAGCACCTGTGGTGTTAAGCTTTCCTTTAATTTGATCTAAGTCTTTTTGTAGCTTTTTAGTATCGGCTCTAATCTGAATTACTAGTTCATCTATAGGTTTACTCATCAGGATATAACTCCATTAGTTCGCTAAGACGATCACTGGTCATAGGCTTATCTTTATCTTCTGAACCACCATTAAATTCTGTAAATCCATCTATAGCCATATAGACTTCTTTAGGGCTAGATTGCCAAAAATCATTAGGAGACATACCCATCATGCCAACACAAATAGAAAAGTATCGTTTGATGGGTAGGGAATCACTAGTTAATCCCCCTGTTCTTGCTTTCCCTCGTCTGCTTCTTCCTGTGAATCATCAGTTAGAGATTTTGCAATCAAGTTAGCAACTGCGGCTGTTGCTTGTACTATTCCTGCATCTTGAACTATTCTTACTACATCTTTTCTTTGGAAATCATTACCACCACCTCTTAGGGCAGGTAACAATACATGGATTACCTCTGACATTCTTATATCAGCTTCAGACATTTTTGTAGCTAATTTTATTATTCCACAATCACACAAATCTTCTATTTGTATTATCGCGTCTATGGTAAGTCTAGTTTTATAGTCCTTACCTGCTAAATTTATAGTGGTTTCACCCTTTAGTTTGTTTGTCATCTGACTTCTTCTCCTTTTTAGGTTTACTTGCCTTTGCAAGATTTATGGTTAATAAATTGTCTCTTGTATCAAGAGTTGATGATAAAACTTTTACTTCTTTACCATCAACATTAATAGATTCACCAACTTCTATAACATTAGCTATGAGTAATTGACCTTTATATAAAGCTCCTTTTATTAACTCATCACCTACTTTTACTTTTACTTCTTTAAGCATTATGCAAACGTAACGTAACCTGCTGACTCAAAAGACATTGAGTAAGTAGCTTCGCCATTGTATTCACCTGCATATTCTAATGATGTAATCTGAAATGCACCTGTATATGCTCCCAAATCAGGTATAGCAAATTCAAATGTTGTAAAAGCCGCTGTTTGTGCTGATGAACCGTTGGTTGTATTTTGTTGTGCTTGAAAAGCAGTCCTTACTGCTATTTCTGCAGGTGAATCTGTAAATACACCTGAGCCACTAATAGAAATACTATTAACTCCTGCTCCTGCTAATAAAGTTCTAGTACCAAGACTATCTTTATTTGTAACATCTACTGATTCATCATTAAGTGTAATTGATGTAGACCTTAAACCACCAATAGTTGTTTTAGTTCCACTGATGTCAATTTTCATTAAAACATCTAAACCTTTTTGTGCCGCCATTTTTATCTCCTATTTATAAAATTAGTTAGTTCCTAATATTATTGCTCGGAATCGCATGACTCCATGTCTAGTTACACCGTCTGGGTCTCTCATTATATCACTAAATTCAAATCTTAAGTTTATTAGATTAAATCCAGTAACGCTTAGATTACTATCATGCAATAAATCGTGAATTCTGTCCATTATTTGTTTTGTTTCTTTAGAGCCTTTGTATTGTGACCATATATGTATGTTGATAGTAGTTTCACCACCATCAAGGTCTTTAGTGCTGTAATCAATGGCTGTTTCTTCGCCTAAGGCTACAAAAGGATATGTAGCACCCTCTACAACCTCGTCATATACACCTGAGCCTAAAGTTGATGTAAGTGTATTATCACTTGATAAAGTGCTATATATGGTGGTTTGTAAGGCAAATTGACCAATGCTCATTTCAATATGCCTTTTCTAAATAATGATTCTATTTTTCTTTTGTTCTTTTCTAATGCAGGTTGCATAAAAGGTCTTTCAGTCATATTAGTAGTACCAAACTCTAAATGCTTGGAATATGGTGCAGATGATATTACCTGACCAACCACACTTCCATTTTGTTTTACATCTACTTTCATTGTTATATTGCTTATTAGAAATCCTGTATCACTTGCAGGTGGTTGATTAGGTGCAGATGCTGTATGTGTTCTTCTAGGCTCATACTTTTCATAAGTTCTACCTGTACCACCACCTCTTATACTTTTTATAGCAGTATTCATTACCTGACCAGTGCCACGAGTTATATATTCTTTAACTTTGTTTTCGTTAAGTTTTTTATTTAGATTTTTATTAAATTCTTCTAAATTTTTAATTTTAAAATCAATACTCACGTTGCTATTCCTTGTTCACAAAGAAGTTTAAGGAATCTATCCCTTTCATCAACATTGATAATAGCCCTAATATTAAATAACTTATTATCAAAACTAATCCTAGAAGCGTTAGTAATATCAGTCCTATAACGCACTGTAATCTCGTGTGACACGCTTCCAACCAGTTTACCTTGTGCATATACCTCTTTCCCACTTTTAGGCTTTATATCAGCATACACAGAAGCAATACTAGACCACCCTGAACTAATTCCCCCACCACTATCTCTAGTAGTGCCTTGTCCTTGAAGGGTAATTTGGTGTCGGAGTTGACCTACTTGGCTCATTATCCTAATGACATGAGTTTTGAGCTACCCATTCCACTGTAAACTACATACGGAGCAAGAAGCTTTGTTGCAGTAGCAGGTAGTGAAGTTTTACCTTCATACATATCACCTCTGTGTTCGTACAAATATGTAAGAACTTGATAAATTGCGAATTTGATGGGTTCAGGTACTGCACTAGCTGATGCATAACCAGTAACATATTTAACTTCTATTGCATTAGCAACTCTTAAAGCTGTAGGGAATGTCTCCCCTGTTCGTAAAACTACCCTTGCAGGTTGTCTTGCATTATCTACATAGTAATTACCACTAGCAAAAGTAGTTGCAGTATCACTATCGTCATAAGTCTTTATATGACTAATAGATACAACAGGTGGCATAGGTAACTCTATATAGTTTTTGTAATAGTTAATATATGGTGCAGTACGCATACCTTCCCATAGACTATCTTCTACGTCTTCTAATGCATCTAGAAACAGTTGATATGTTTGAGTCATTAAAGCTCTTTGTGTATGTTCTTCACATAGCTTTCTTGCTGTTGAGATCAATGATGTTATTAAAGCATCATCCCCTGAACTATCTACTCTTAAATATGACTTTGCTTCTGCAAGGGTTATAGGTTCTGATGCAGGTGCTGTATGTAAAACTAGACCTGCCATTTACCACTCCTAATTAGCTTTTTTCTTATCTGCTTTTGCTTCTTCTACTATTGGTTGTTCACCTACTATAGCATCATCACCTTGTGCTTCTTGTAGCTTCTGTACTAATACTCTTATAGTATGTTGTGCATTAGCTAGTTCTTGCTGTGCTGTGTTATATAGTGATTCGTAGTTTAAGTCTTCTGACATATTATTCTCCTAAAAAAATATTCTTTCTATTATCAGCCCAAACATTGAAGCGATAATTAAGCCATAGAGTCCATAAATAAGATTTTCAACTTTATCAAATCTCTTTGAACCACTTGCTAACCTTCTATCTATGTTCTCGTATCTAATAGCACATTCACGTTCATGTGCTTCTAGCTTACTTATAGTATCACTTGGTATCTTGACTGCCATTCAACTATTCTAAGGCATTAATTCTATAGATACAATGATAAGTGTTAAGACTTTTTCTTAGTAGTTTTCTTTGTTGTAGTTTTTACAGGTGCTTTGCCACCTTCCCATGCTTCATTAATATTAGGTGTAGAAGGGTCATCTGCTTTTAATTGACCTTTGGTGTTTCTAGCTCTTTTAGGCTTAACTGAAGACTCAAGATTTAAAGTGTCTTCTACAGAATCCATTTTAACTTCCATAGCCCAACTGTTATTAACAAAAACGTCCATAATTTCTTTTTGCCATAAGTCTTTTGCATTAACTATCTGATCTTTTTGATAAACTTTTGTGATAGTACCTTCTTTGTTACCTGTTGCAGGTTTGGTAGTGAGTATTTTGTATTTCTTTGACATTTTATTCTCCAAAAAAAAGGGGGGTATAAACCCCCCAAGATTGTCTAATTAGACGTTATGAATAACATTACTTGCAGGAGCATGTAAAGGTGAACCTTTAACAATTACGCCTGAAAGTGGTGTTCCGTTGGAATGAGTTCCTGATTTTGCAAGAACTAATCTTACATATCTTTTTCCACCAACATAACCAACCTGCCATTCTCCACCTGTTGTTCCGGGGTCTCCACCAGTTGTTCCATCAAGCTTTAGCCATATACCTTGACCTGCGATAGTACCATTCACGATGTCAGCTTGGTCTGCTTTAGTCCAAGTTGTGTCATCATCTGAATGCTCTAAAGCAACAGTAAAGAATAAAGAGCCACTTAATGTGTCACCTTCAGCACCTACAGTTACAACAGCAGTAGCACTTTCAAAACCCTGTAAATCTACAGTTGTGCCATTAGCACCTGCAGTTTTGACAGCATTTACAAGTGAGTTACCTACTGAAATATTGTGTGATAAATCTTTCATATTTCACCTACCTTATGTTGAAATTTTTTGTTTAATGATAGCTTCAGGAAGAACCACTTGACCACCAACTCTTCTTCTAGCAATGTATCTTACATTTCCAGTTGTAGCTTGTGTGAATGGGTCTCTTAAAACTGCTAAATTAACTCTATCAACGATCATGTAACCACGTCTAAAGTCTCCAAATGCTACAGGATAAGTACCTGCATTCACATTTGGCATATCAGTTGCCTCTATATATTGATAACCAAAAATAGTATTAGTAGCACCAGTAGTTCCACTGAATCCTGCTTGGAATATGTACTGACCATTACCATCTTTTAGTTTTCTTATATCTGCAAGTGTTGATCTGTTAAATACAAAAACGCCATTTTTACCATAATCTGACTTAATGCCATGTATTAAAGTTAAAAGACCATCTGCACTTAAAGCATCTGCAACACCTGAATTTGCTTCGCCAACTGAAGAGTTAGTTAAAAATCCTTCAGGCTTACCTACTGAGTTACCACTAACAAAAGCGGCACCTTCAGCTTTAGCAAACTGCTGACTGAATTCTGACTGCATTTCAGCTTCTAGATCAAATACTGAATCTTCTAAGTCTTGCTCTGAAATATCAACTAAAGCATATTGCTCATGTGCCGCTATTTCTTCTAGACCTACATTATAACCAGTTGTTTCTGATCTTGTTCCTGATTCAGCTACCCATTGTGCGGCAAACGTACCAGTTCTTTTAGGAACTTGGATTGATCTTGCACCAGTGCTTCTAGTTCTAGCAATACTTCTGATAGGTGAGATTTCAGTTACGTCTTTTAGTAACTCTCTCACATATTCAGGTGGTGCTAGATATCCACCAGTTGAGTCATTGCTGACTGTTAAAGCTTTCTTTTCTATTGTATCAAGACCTTCAACGCCTTTTCTACAATACTTATCAAAAGCATCCATGTACTCATCTACTTGCTTAGTATCAAAGCCTGAGTTAGGTCTTCTTACAACCGTCTCTAGCTTCTCAATTTGGCTTTTGATGTCTTCGGCGTTTTGTTGTGCAACAGTAAGTTTTTGATTAACTTCTTCATAAGAATCCATTTTGGCTTCTAATTTATTTAGCTTCTCATCTACATACGATGTACCTTCGCCTTTCTCTATGCTTTCTAATCTCTCGTCATTTACTTTTTTAAATTCGTTAAAAGTATGACCTAGTTCAGAAATAGCATTTTTTATATCTTCCGACATAATAATCTCCTATTAAGATTTTAAGGTTAAAGTTAAGTTCTTTATGGCATCTACCAAGTCTGACTTTGTATCAGCATCACGCTGATCAAAACAATCATCAAGTGCTTTTGCACACATTTTTGCTTCTGAACGAGAAAGCTGAAAAGCATCACGCAGTCCTTTCTCCCATTCTCTAATAGAAATATCTTCGCCTTTTACTGAACGAACAGTTGCCTGAGGGTTCATAGGAAAGGTTACTAACGACACTTCCATCAAATCTACTTCTTTGATAATACGTTTGTTACCACGCTTATCATATGAAACTTCTTTTGGGTTTACTCTAAAGCCTATTGATAGACCATCTAAAGCACCCATTTTTAATAATTCGTAGGCTTCTGCACCTGCTTGTGTTTTAAGAGCAAGTCTACCTTTGACCACTAGTCCATGATCATCTTCTCTTATTTCATCAAATACACCTATAGGCATATCTGACTTGTGTTGATATAAGAGTTTTACATTCTGTGGTTTTCTTCTTTTTAAGGACTTTGCGAATGCTCCTGATTCTATAACATCATTACCTAAATCTTTATTTCCAAAAACAGAACCATATCCTTCAAATGTTCCATAGTCTTTATCTTCTTCATCATCGTTATAAGCTTTAATGCTAGACTTAATTTCAATGGATTCTTTTTCCACTTCTTTAGAGTCTTCCATCTCATCAACAGTTTCTTCTACATCAGGTTTACTTTTACCAAACTCAATAATATAAGAGTCTTCTGTTTCTTCTACAGCTCTTACATGCTTTTCATCATTCTGAATAGAATCTTCTTTGTTTGAATCGTACTCACTAGTACAGACAGCTAATCGTTGGTTTGAATCAGTATATTCACTCGTCATAGTGTCATCTCCCATACATCTAGTTATAAAATCTTGCCTAGACTCATCACTATTAGGTTTTGGTATAGGCATATTACTTTATATAGTATCTTATTGCTTAAATAAGCACAATATATAGGTATAGTTAAAATAATTCTAATAATACTTGTATGTTAATCCGTTTTGGGATTATAATAGTTGTATAAATTGAAAAACAGCCTTAAATGGCAAGGAAACATAAAATGACAAACTCAACTAAAATCTCAGACTTCATCAGCAACCTTGTTGATACAGAATTAGAATTAGAAGGAAGACTAGATATTCAAGTAGGCATGGCGGCTACTAGATCAAGTGGTTCTGATAGCTATCCTTATACTGTCACTGAAATCACTGGTAAGAAAGGTAATAGAACTATTACTTTAAAAAGAGATGATCATAGACCTGATGGAAATCATAGTTTTGAATATGGTGGAAAGCAGTCTTATATCTATATCCCAAATCCTGAAGGAACTGAGCAGTATGTTCAGGAAAAAAATTGGGTACATGACAACACTTATAAAGTTTCATTTAAAAATGAGGAAACTGGAAGATTTAGAAAAGGTCATGGATACATCCATTTTGGTTCAAGAAGATATTATCAAGACCCTTCATTCTAGAAGGGTTTTTAATGGAGAAACATATGAATAAATTAGATCAAGAATTTTGCTTAGTAGCAATATCAGGTGATTGCTCAAAAGAAGGGATGGGTTCTTATAACGAGGTAATACCTTTTCAAAACCAACACATAAATCTTGTTAAGAAATTTTTAAAAGCACAAAACGAATTAGAGTTAGCTTATATGTTCTGTGAATATGGCACAGCTTCAAGTAGAAAAGCTAGTAATAAATTCTACGATGCATTTGCAGAATTAAAAGACTTAGGAATTTTTGAACACAAGTGGCATAGCAGAACTTCTTGGAAGGTTACATTTAATAATAAGAACGATCTTAAAGAAGAACATGCACCTTTTAATATACAAAAAAGAAACTACACTATGGACGTAGCATAATGAAAAAACTAGAACTTACAGATAGACAATGGCAAGTAGTGATTGATGCCATGTCATGTTATACAGATGGTGTTAGGGATAATTTAGACTATTTTAAATGTACTCACAATCAAGAAGATGAAATTTTTGGTGGTAAGTTTGATGAAAGACAAAATATCTACGAAAGTGCAGGTGAATTAAGGGCTTGTCATAATATATTAGAAAAACTTACTGGTAGTAAGTATCATTATTAATCCATATCCCTTTCATCAGCATAAATAATAACACATCTACAGTTGATGACATTTGATGCACCACCTTTAGGGTCTCCTGCATATTCCATAGGAACACCACCGACTATAAAGTCTTCATTCATATCTACAATTTGACCATTAGCTAGTGCATGTGCTGATCTAGTTCTTTTATCGTTAGTAGAAACCCACTTCTTTAGCATTTTAGTACCTAA